GATGTTGCCTCTTCGCCACGCTGACGAGCCTCCTCGGGGTCAGTGGGTGCGGTCTTGGACTTGCGCACCTGCGCCACCGTGCAGCGGCAGTTCCAGCCGTTGGGCGGGAAGAACTCGTTCCAGAAGGGGTCATCGACGGGGAGAGTGACGCCATGCAGGGCCTGATGCTCCGGGCGTACGCGGTCGTCGCCGACGGTGCGGTACTGCAGATAGTAGCGGTCGCCATCCTCCGTGAAGCGCTCCCACTTGGCAGCCATCTCGGCCGAGGCTCCTGCGAAGTTGTACTCGGAACGGAGGTAGTTGCGATTGTAGGTGTTGTCGACGCTGCGAACGTCGTTCAAAAACTGTTCGAAGGGCTTCAGTTGGCCGTTCGAATCGAGGAGCGAGGGGAAGGCTTCGCCCAGCTCATGGAAGGTCTTCAGTCCGGAGAAGATGTAGTCAGAGGACTGCAGCCGGCTGCGCATCAGGTCGGACATCTCAACGCCGGAGAAGGCGCTGTCGAGGACGGCGGCGTGTGTCCGAACGAAGTCCTGCGCCTCGTCGGAGGTGAGGATGCTGACGGAGAAGGTGGCGCCGTGCTGACGGAACATGGCCCGCATCATGGCGTCGAACTTGGTGGAGAGCTGCTGATAGATGTCGTCCGGGAGGTCCTTGCCTCCGGAGGCAGCCAAGTGCAGCTCTCCATCGGGCGCGAGGAGGGTGCGATAGCGGCGGTGGAGCCCTGCATAGTCAGCAGGGCCTAGTCGAAAAAATTGGAGGCGGCGTTGCGGCGTTCGCCCACAGGGAGGCCGTACTTGTCCTCGAAGTACTTCGGCTCGACTTCGTAGCGGTCGGCTATCATGGTCTCGAAGGCCAGCTGCTGCTCGGGGGTGTAGTCGACGGCATCGTCCCACTCCATGCGGAGCCCATCGACGGGGAAGCCGAGGGCAGCCATGCGGGGAATGAGTTGGTTGTTGACAACGTTGCGAATCAACTTGCGGTCCTTCTCCACGAGGTTCATGAAGACCTGCAGGTGGGTCTGGGACTGCGAGAGGGAGGAGCCGTCCTCGATGGTCATGGTCTGACCGATGATGAGCTTGGAGAGCTCGGAGTTGGCGCGATTGATGCGCTGGTCGTAGACGTTGAAGGCATCGCCCTTGCCGGATTCTACGAATTGAATCTCGGTGTCGCCGGAGGTGATCATGGAGAGGGCCGAGCCTGCGTCCTGCATCATGGACTCGAGTCGCTTCCATTCCTTCGGGTCGCGCGTCTGGGTCTTGGCCACACGCATCGGCATGCCGAAGATTTCGGCGAAGGCGTCCCAGAATGAGAGGGCGTTCTTCTTGGGGATGGTGGCCTGTGCAGCCTTGAGGTAGAGCCCGAGGTCGTCGGGGCGTCCCACCTCGATGAGCGAGGCGGAGTACGGGGGCTCGCGGTAAGGAATGCCGGAGTGCCAGTCGTCGCCGACGTTGACGACGCAGCGGCCGTACTCGGGGATGACGTGCTTGCGCGGTACCAGCCGCACCTCGCTGAAGGTGAGGCAGCCGTCGCCGTCGGTGGTAAGGGGGCCCAGCTCGATGAGTGAGTGGCCCCAGTAGTTGGCGTCGAGGATGTGGTCCACCAGGCGGTCGAACCACTCCTGCTCGAAGAAGTGGAGGGCGTCGGGGGCCTCTTCGCCTTTGTCGTTGATCATCTTGAAGGAACGTGACAGCACGAAACCGGAGCGCTGCTGGATACAGCCGGAGAGGTGCATGTCGGCCGAGACGTCGGTGTAGATGTCGTAGAGTCGGCGGCGGTTGGGCGAGTCGACGTTGATGGCCATCTGCCAGGCGGCACGCCAGTCGGCAATATCCTTGCGGGTGAGGGCGTCGGTGGTCAAGGCCAAGGAGGTGATGATGGAGCGCGCCTCGGACTTGGAGCCGGGACGCGCCAGAAGCAGGTCGCCGTAGGCGGTGGAAAGGTGGCTCTCGGCCGCAGCCGCAGGTGCCACACGTGTGCGCTTGTGTTTAGACATTTTAGCCATGAATTAAGAGTTACCAATTGTGACGCAGGCGAGGCTGCGAGATGAAGACGGAGCCCAGCGGGGAATCGCCGGACTCGGACTCGACCGTGGGGAGGCCCGGGTCGATGCGGCCGGCCTGCACGCCTTCGAGCCAGCGGACTGCCCGCTCGTAGCGCTCGCGGCGCACCTCGGAGCCCATCTTCTGCGGCTGTGAAGCCGAGAGGTGGTAGAGGGCAGCGTCGACGACAATCATCACCAGGAAGCGGTTGCGGTCGGTGCCTGTAGCGGAGAAGATCTTGTCCACGTCATAGACGGGGCGGAGATAGCCGGAGACCTCCTCTATGGCCTCTGAGACGGCGGACTCCTGCAGGGCAGTGTCCGACTGAGAGAAAGCACGGAAGGCGGTCTCGCCAATGACGACGCGGAAGTCGTCGGAAGTAATGAAGTCCATACTATTTACCAGGAATTACGTGGCGACCTTCGCGGGAGGGTCACCGGTTGAAACTGTTCTTGACGTGAGCCACGCTGGAGGAACCAGATGGCACCCTCGTCGGCATCAGGCGCATCGTCGTGGACGCGCGAGCCGCGTTCGAGGGCCAGGGTCTGCTCGATGCCGACCTGCATGTCCGGCGAGTCCTTCAGTGCCTCGTTGTAGAAGACGAAGCCACGCTCCCAGAGGGGAGAGACGGCCTCGATGCGCTGTATCTTCTCGGGCTTCTTGCGGGTGTCCGGCATGATGGGCAGTTGGTAGCCGCGCAGGTTGCCCTCGGCGGTGAACTCGTCGAGAATGAGGTCCTGCATGAAGTTGGCCTCCATGAAGAAGGAGACGGCCACGCCCTCGGGGATAGACTCGTAGAGGTTGTAGAGCCAGCGCACCATTCCGGAGACGGTGTCCTGACGGACGTAGCAGTCGATCAGATGCAGCTCGTGACCGATGCGTCCCCAGAGGCGGGAGGCCTTGTAGTCGTTGGAGGTGGTGGACTTGAAGGAGGGGTCGGTGTAGCAGACCAGCTGCTCGTAGCGACGCAGGGGCAGCACCTTCTTGTAGCGTATCCAGTCGTGACGGAAGATGGTTCCGTCGGTGATGGGGTTGTGCATCATCTCCTTCTCCCAGGCGCGGTAGCCTACGAAGTCGCGATAGGCGCGCGCCTCTTCGGCGGTCCACTTCTCGCGCCAGACGGGGTTGCCATTGGCGTCGACGGCCTTGATTTCGGAGACGTGCACAGCCGGGATGGCGGCGATGCGCGCCAGGACGGAGCACTTCGAGATAAGGTTGCCCACCATGATGAAGCGACCGCGGCCCACATCGAGGGCACCGAAGAGGGCCTCCTTGACCCAGTCGGTGAGTTCGGAGACACGCTTCTCGTTGCGGCAGAGTTCGTCGTCGTCGAGGTCGTCGATGACGATGTAGTCCGGACGAGCTTCGCGCTCGCGCAGACCACGAGGCGACTGACCACGACCGCAGGCGAGGAACTTGACGCCGGAGGCGGTCTTGAACTCGCCGACGGACCAGGAGCCTGCGTTCTTCTGCTCGCCGAAGTCGGAGGAGAGGCGCTTGTTGTACTCCAGTTCGGCCTGTATGTCGCCGAGGAGTCGCTGGGCGCTGTCCTCACTCTTGCCGACGACGACCATGAAGTTGATGAGTCGCTGCGGCTGGAACATCAGCCACAGGGGCAGAAAGATGTCGAAGTGGGTCGACTTGGCGTGGCCGCGGGGCCACTTGAAGACGGCCTTCAAGTTGGGCGTGTCACGCACGAGGCGCGCAGCTGCGTTGTGGAATGGTGCGTTGTGGATGATGCGCACGGCCTGGCCCGTGGTCTTGTCGCGCAGGGTCAGGAAGTGCGGGAAGTAGTACTCGCAGAAGGCGGCGTAGTTGGCCTGCAGGCGTCGGATGCGGCGGTCTCGCTCGGCCGGCGTCTCGGTGAGCACGGAGGCGGTGAGTCCGGTGAAGGACTGCACCTCGCGGCAGTGCTCGTGCCAACGCTCCATGGCGGCGCGTGCCTCGGCGGAAAGAACCGTGGTAGCCATAGGCGCATCAGAGTAAAGAGTTCTTGTTGATCGACTCGGAGAGGAACTTGTCCTGGTAGCGGTTGATGGCCTTCATGAGTTCGGGTGTGACCTCGGGGTCGGTGGCCGAACGGTACTGGAGCCATTTGTTGAAGGCCATGAAGACCTCGATGGCGTCAACGACGTTGGCCTGCTTGTCGAGTTTCTGAATGACGGAGGCTAACTTGGCCAGCTTATCGCCGAGACCGGCCAACTGGTCGGCGTCGTCGGAGGCGGAGACCTGCTCGATGAGTCGGTCGATGGTGGCCAGGAGTTTATTGACGAGTTCGGGACGGGTGATGTTGCGTGCCGCACGAGCCTCCTTCCAGCCCTCAGCCGAGGACCACTTGGAGATTGTGACACGAGAGACGCCCACCTTGTCGGCGATCTCTTCCTGCGGCGTGCCGGACATAAATAGGGCGCGCGCGAGTTCTTTCTTACGTTCTGCTTCAGTCTTGTTCATATCGTGCATGTTGACAATAATACCGCAAAGATGGGCCCCTGTCGGGCGGGACTGCAAAAAAGCGGGCAGCGGCTTCAGAGAAGGGCGCAGGGGTTGCATACTTATTTGGAGGTGCGAGCGCCTCGGGGGTAACTTTGCGAAAAATTCTGACAAAGATGAAACGTGTAGTCATAACGACCGAGGCGGTGAACAGCTACGGCACCCGAGTGCTGACGGCGGGCATCGACCTGGCACAATACGAGAAGAACCCTGTGCTGCTCTATATGCACCGACGGGGTGAGGTCATCGGCACGATGAAGGACCTAAAGGTCGAGGGCGACCGCCTGACGGGTGAGCCGGACTTCGACGAGGCGAGTGAACTGTCGCAGCGCTGCAAGGCTCAGTGGGAGAAGGGGTCGCTGAAGATGGTCAGCGTCGGGCTGGACGTCTTGGAGACGAGCGACGCTCCGGAGCAGGTGGTCGAGGGACAAACCTACGCCACCATCACACGGAGCCGCCTGTTCGAGGTGTCCATCGTGGACATCGGCGCGAACGACGAGGCTATGGTGCTGACGCACGCGGGTAAGACAATCACGCTGGGACAAGGTGGCGAGAACCCCCTGCCGCGGCTGCAACAAACAACTAATAACAACACAGACATGGAACTGAAGAAGTTGGCCCTGGAATTGGGCTTGCCGGAGACGGCAGACGAGCAGGCGGTGTTGGACCGCCTGGAGACGATGAAGCAGGCCGAGGCCGAAGTGGCAGCCCTGCGTAAGGAGAAGGAGACGCTGGAGGCTCAGCGCGTGGAGACGTTGGTGGACGGCGCCATCAGTGCGGGCAAGATTTTGGCCACGAGCCGCGAGCGATTCGTGCAGCTGGGCAAACAGTTGGGCAGCCAGCACTTGACCGAGGCCCTCGAGGCTATCCCGGCTCAGAGACCGAGCCTCACGGCACAGCTCAATCACGAGCCGACAGCACCGGCGCAGCCGTGTGCCTACAAGAGCCTGCATGAGGTGCCGGCCGAGAAACTGTTGCAGCTGCGTCAGGAACAGCCGAAGGAGTACGCACGCCTGTACAAGGCGGAGTACGGCGTGGAGATGCCGCAGGACTGAACGGAGAGAGATTATGTTTCACACTAAATATTTGAGAAAATGGCAGCAGTATTAACTGAGGTTTGGACGGGCGAACTGGTGAAGAGCCTTCGCAGTGGTCTGGAGGGCTCATGGTTGGACGGTGTGTCGGATCAGAGCTCGATTGTGAATAACGACGTGATTCACCTGGTGGACGTGGGCGTGGATCCGGAGGTCCTGGTGAACAACACGACCTACCCCATCCCGCTCCAGGCATTGGAGGACAAGGACATCGCCATCAGCCTGGACAAGTTCCAGACGAAGGTGACGCCGGTGACGGACGACGAGCTGTACGCTCTGAGCTACGACAAGATGCAGCGCGTCAAGGAGAGCCACGCCAACGCCCTGAACGACGCGAAGTTCAAGAAGGCGGCTCACGCCCTTTGCGCCAAGGAGAACACGGCGAAGACGCCGGTGTTGAAGACGACGGGCGCGGCTGACGAGACGGGACGCCTGCGCCTCACGATGAGCGACATCGTGGAGTTGAAGCGTGCGTTGGATAAGTTGAAGGTGCCGGCCGAGCAGCGCCGACTGGTGCTCTGCCCGGACCACGTGAACGACCTCTTGCTGACGGATCAGAACTTCCGCGAGCAGTACAACGTGGACCGCACGACGGGCAAGGTAGGCTCGGTGTACGGCTTCGAGGTCTACACGTATGTGGACACTCCGGTCTACACAACAGCGGGCAAGAAGAAGGACCTCGGCACGACGGCTGAGACGGGCGAGTTCAACTGCTCATTTGCCTTCTATGTGCCGCGCATCTTCAAGGCTACCGGCTCGACGAAGATGTACTACAGCGAGGCGTCGACCGATCCGGAGTATCAGCGCAACAAGATCAACTTCCGCCACTACTTCATCGCCATGCCGAAGAAGGAGGACGCGGGTGCTGTGATGATGAGCGGCTACAAGGCCTAAACGTAATATGTAGAAGGTGATGGCGGCTCAGAAACTGAAGTACCTGGTGATTCACTGTACGGCCACGCCGGCAGGGCGCGAGGTGACGGCGGCGGAGATTCGACGCTGGCACACGGCAGCACCTCCGGCGGGGCGAGGTTGGAAGCAGGTGGGATATACAGACCTGATTCACCTTGACGGCGGAGTGGAGCGCCTGGTGGACAACAACGAGGACGCGTGGGTGGACCCTTGGGAGGTGACGAACGGGGCAGCCGGATACAACTCGGTGAGCCGCCACATCGTCTACGCCGGCGGGCTGAGTCGGGACGGGAAACGGGCGGAGGACACGCGCACGGAGGCGCAGAAGGCGGCCTTGGCGACGTACGTCCGCAAGTTTCACGGACAACATCCGGAGGTGAAGATCCTGGGACACCGGGACCTGCCGGGGGTAAAGAAGGAGTGCCCGAGTTTCGATGTGGCCGGGTGGCTGCAGGAGATAGGGCTTAATACTTAAAAATAGAGAGACTGAGAGACGATGGACTGGGGAACATTGCTGAATGTGCTGCTGGGCGGCGGATGCCTGACGGGTATCATCGGGGTGCTGACGCTGCGGTCGACGGTGACGAAGGCCAAGGCGGAGGCAGACGAGGCCCGCGCGGGAGCAGAGAAGGCCCGGGCAGAGGCCGAGCGGGTGCGCATCGACAATGTGAACGAGGCGACCAAAATCTTGATGGATAATATTGTTTCACCGTTAAGAGACGAACTCAATGCAACAAGGAAAGAACTGGCTTCGCTCAAGCGAGCCGTGGCAAAGCTGCAAAAGGCTGTGGATGCTGCTAATAGCTGTCCTCACAGTGACGGTTGTGTTGTCCTGGAGCGGATGCGCGAGTGTTCGCGGGAAACAGGGTGCACTGCGGTCGACGGCGGAGGCACAGCAGACGGTACGCGACAGCATGGTGCAGCGCACGACGGTGCGCACGGAGCAGAGGGTGACACAGGCGGACACGGTGGTCCTGCGGATTGCCGAGGGCAGCCTTGACCTCCTGCCTCAAGGGGCAATCTACCGGGCGCGCGGCAATCAGAC